GAAGTATTGGAAATGGAGCGTGAACGTTCTGATAGATGGGCTGAGCGTGTAGCCATTGGTAAGATTAAGAAGGCTAACCGTACTGAAGAACAACATGCTAAGTTTGAAGCCTATAAGAAATATGACCCTGCTGGTAAGAAGGATGGAATGATAGTCAATGGTACCAAAATCAACTTTGGCTCCTCTGCACAGCTAAGTGAGTTACTATTTGAACGTATGGGAATGACTACTGTTGTACTAACAGATAAGGGTAACTTCTCTACTAATGATGATTCACTTAAGTATATGCAAGACCAAAACCCTGACTTTATGGGACTGTTGATGGAATATCGTAAGGTTAAGCACTTGAATAATAACTTCGTAACAGGAATGTCAGAGTTCTTAGACCCTAATGGATTCATCCACCCTTCATATAACATACATGGAACTGTAACAGGACGTCTCAGTAGTAATGAACCTAATGCTCAGCAATTTCCACGTAAGGTTTATAATCCGTTCTTGTTCCAGTATAACTATGAGATTAAGAAGCTGTTTAGCTCTAGGTTTGGTGACGATGGCGTTATTGTACAGTTTGACTACTCTCAGTTAGAGTTACGTATTCTTGCTGTTATCACTGGTGACCCTACTCTTATCCAACTGTATAGAGATGGGGCTGACTTGCATAAAGAGGTTGCTTCTTCATCCTTCAGTGTGCCTATATCAGAAGTCACTAAAGACCAACGTACTGCCGCTAAGAAAGTACAATTCGGTATCGTATACCAAGAGTCAGCTAGGGGATTGTCTGAAGATTTACGTGCTGAGGGTATTGACTTATCTGAGCAGGATTGTGATAGATTTATTAAAGCATACTTTAAACGATTCCCCCTTGTAGAGAAGTGGGTAAGAAACACTAAGAAGTTTGTTAAGCGTAACAAGTATGTTAAGAGCATGACTAATCGTATTCGTCACCTTGCTACTATTGATTCGTCAGACCGCTCTATCGCAAATGAGGCAGAACGTCAATCAGTCAACTTCCCTATCCAGTCAACAGGTAGTGACTGTACATTACAATCACTTATTCAGTTGAACAAATGGCTTAGAGAAAGTGGCAAACGTAGTCGTATTTCAGTTACAGTACATGATAGTATCGTGCTGGATTGTCCTAAAGATGAAGTTATTGAAGTTGCTACTAAAGCTAAGCACATCATGGAGAACTTAGTAGAGTACAACGAGTTCTATAAATTCTTAGGTGATGTACCAATCGTATCTGAAATGGAGATTGGGTATAACTACGGAGATGCTTTTGAATGTACTATCGAAGACTTAATTGAGCAAGGCGTAGATGGATTCTTGCAGTCTGAGCTATCAGCTAAGGCTAAGGGAGACCAAGAAGCGTATGAAAAGGCTATCAACGAGGGGGAGAAGGTACCAACATACCTTCGCAAGTATTGGGAAGTCGCTTGATAGAACTAAAGAAATTAGGCTAAGGCTCTTAGGGGTCTTAGCCTATTTTTCTTATAAAGACCATCTACTCTAAAGAGAGAAAAGTTTGTCATCTGTGATTTTCGGACAAACAAAGAGCATAAACTCAAACAAACGGTTGACAAAACGAGGGGAACATGAGAAAATCAAGTCAACCGTACAACGAAGGGAGATTAGCAAAGTGGATAATACAACAAAAGTATATCATCTTATTAATCGAGAAAACGGTGTCGCTATGACATGTACGGAGAAGTTCTTAACTCTGTGGTTAGCACGTGGATTCGAGGTAGAGTCAGTAGAGCTTAGAGACAATACTGAAGACCCATTTGGTCTAGTGCCACAATAATTGTCCTTTTTGTTAACCTTCCTTACAGGATAGGTGACAATCAATCTCTGTCTATATTATCTTTACCCCAACATAGAAGCATCCTACTTTCGTAGGGTGCTATTTTTTGTGTTTTTTAGTACTTTTGACCTTATTCTCATACACCACGGAGTCGATTTTTGGCACCGTGGTTTTTTTAATGTGAGGTCGCTGAGGAGCACACGCTTCTCACTAACACCTAGAAGTCCTACAAGGGAGAGAACTTTGAAGGGCAGGGTTTTTTTAACATGAATCGTCCAGAGGGGGTAACGGTAGTGAACATTACAGAACAAGAACCACTATACATCAAAGTTAAGCTCCCCCACAATCGGGTATTTGAAGCTGATGTGTATGAGGAGCTACGTATTAACGAGGGAGAAATACTAGACGAACTTATGGGTCAGCCACACAAATATGCGATATGGTCGGTTATACTTGAATTAACCAAGCGTAAGTTTGAGCGTACTGGCTGTCCAAATATGGAGCGTAACTACCGTATATTTGAGAACGTACAGTATATGCTCAGGAAGCGCAAAACTGCACTTTTAATGTTATGGGAGAACCCTAACAGGACTGAAGTGTTAGAGCAGTACCACAAAAATCTAATGGATATGGGCGTTGAAGACCATTGTGTCGTGTAAGCCCGAATAGGAGGAAATTATAATGGCAAAGTTGGATGTATCAAAATTAGCAGAACGTTTAGAACAGCTTAACAAAGGTGGAGGTAACAACGGTGGAGGTACTAGCTTCTCTTATATTAAGTTAGAAGATGGTCGTAACGTTGTACGTATCTTACCACCTAAGGGAGATAATGACTTTGCTGAGGAAGTTTTCGTCCATTACGGTGTAGGTAAGTCAGAGGATAACAAGAATGGTACTATGGTTGTATGCCCTACAACTAAGGGTGAGAAAGCCGCTTGTCCTGTATGTGAGTACGTAAAAGAGCTACGTAAACTTAAGAAGAAAGATAATGACCGCTACGATAAGGAAGCACGTTCTCTAGGACGTAAGAAGCGTGTATACTTCAACGCTATCTCTGAGGACACTGACTTATCAGACTTCGAGAAACGTGAAGTAGAAGTAGATGGTAAGAAGGTAGAGAAATGGTTCTCTATCTCAGAGAATAAGGAAATGTCACCTGTTAAAATCTTAGGTACTGGAATTGGTATCTTCAAAGATGTACTTAGCTTCATTGTAGACCCTGAGTACGGTGACATCACTGACCCTAAAACAGGTCTAGACCTTATCATTACAAAATCTGGTACAGGTTTTAACACTAACTATGATGTTAAAACTAAGCGTAAAGAGTCAGAGGTAGAGTTTGAGCATTGGGAAGAGTGCCTAAACGACTTAACTGCCCTATCTAATGTAGGACGTGACTATGATGCTTTATCAGCGTTACTTACAGGTGAAGAGCCTGAGCCTAAGGACGATGATGAAGACGAGGATGAGGACGATACTTCTACAGATTCTACTGGTACAGAGGATACTGAAGAAGATGAAAACCTACAGGATGAAATTGCCAACGCAATTAAGAGACGTAAGAATAAGTAATACAAAGGGGGTGGCTGAGGTCACCCCTTTTACTTTGCTCAAGGGTACAGAGAGAAGATTGAGGAAAAGGGTTCTTTTTAGTGAGGTGATTGAGGGATGCAGATGAAATCAGAAGAGGTAAAAGCAAGACATGCTTATATTAGAGAGCGTTTAACAGAGACACGTGGAGACTGGGAATGTGCAGGGTATGAGGTTATGATGAAGTTCCACCTATCCCATGTTACAGCAACTAAACACGTTCGTATGATTGCTAGGGAAATGGGTATGGATGTTAAAGGGGCTTATAAACTTCCTAAAGATGTGGACAAACTGGAGGTTAAGGCTAAAAAGACCCTAAAGGCTAATGGTGAGCCTGTAGCCAAGGATGGGTACTTCAAGTCTAGAAAGATTGATAAGACTGAGATTAAGTATAAGTGTAAGATTAGGTCAGCTGGAGATACTATGTGGATTGGTGTAAGGGCTAAGGATGAAGATGATGCTAGAGCAAGAGCACTAGAGCAGGTTAAAGGTGCTGTAGGTGCAAGAGTATTAGAGGTTATGACACATAAAGACCATAATGATAAATACAGACGTTCTAGTGTATATACTAGTCGTAATTTCTTATAATAGGAGGAAGATAATATGTTATTAGTAGTAGATGGAAATAATATTGCATACCGTGCTCACTTCACACCACAGGGAGCATTAACTAAGAAAGATGGTACACCAAGTGG